TTGAGTAATTTCATTTGTATTTATTTAAGTAAGGATTGTAGGTCCGTATTAGTACCTTATATCAACATGTACAAATGATTACATGTTGGTATCTAGACTTGGATTAAAGTAACTAGCTCATGTTACTTGGTAAAACATTGTTAGCTCAAACATTACTTACCGGTTTTTAACCCAGAATATATCGACACTTTTAATTAAGTAGAATTTTTATTTCTTGTACTTGCTTCGGCATTTTAAAATTAGTGTATTTTTACGTAAGGATTTTATATTTAAGTGTTTGTTTAAACACGAGTTTTCAAACAATTTGGATAATATTAAATGACAGCTTATTTTTACGTTTGTATGTAAGGATTGTGGTTTAGCACAGCCTTTTCCTGGATTACAAATATTGAATTTTGGGAACCAATTTAAAGAATTGTTTTTTATTATTTATTTTAAGTAGAATTTTTATTTGTTTGCGGAATTTGTCTACGCAGCAAAAGCATAAGATCGATAGCGATGTGATGCAAAACAAATAGAGATATCGTATGAGAACATACATGGCAGTATAAAATTAGTGCAAAGACAAAGGTTCACGTTCATATAACCTTTTCGAAACAAATTTTATGATAATTAAGTTTTTGCGAAGCTCAGCGAGCACCCCCGTAATAAATCTTAAAATGTGCCAAGAAGACTCTTTCGAGTCTTATGAGTGTCCTTCAACTCTAAATGAAGGAAACAACAATTCCATTGAGAATTTTGAAGAAATTAAATATGGAATGAGCAAACATGTATTTCGTGTTTATGGTTCTTTAAAAAAAAATAAAAAGGATAAAAAGAATGCTTACAACAAAAGCAGGGCGTCTAAAGGCCCAAATGCATCGTATAACAAAATAATGTCTCCACACGTTGGTTTCATTAATGACGGCGTCGACTTTGTACAACATTTATTGCGCCCTGTTGAACGCACATGGCGCAGTTTTTACGCGTTATTACAAATGTCTTCCTGTTTGACATATTTATGGCGTTTTGCGTCAGCAGGAGTGTTAGAGTTGTGTCCATTTTGGATTTTAAGTCGTTTTATTACGCAAGATATTTATGATATTTTGCGTAGTAGGTTTTATTTTGAACGCATAATTGTTTCTCGCTTCATGAACACTGAGTTGTTTAACGGTGTTTATATTAATGCAATGCAAACTTATAACATGGTATATCCCAATTATGGAAATGTTGATGTTTGGGCTTGCTATATTGTTTCAGTTCGTGAAAGCAGAAGCTTTTTGCAGTTCACAACCATAACTTATAACACCTTGCGAGCATTGGGATTTGAAATGTTGTCACCATACATAAGGGACATGTTTCGGGGTGTTGTACATGGTAATATGGAGATTCAATCTGATAACGGCATTTTTAGTGATTTCATAGCAATGTTTAATAAGTCTTTTGATGTATACAAGTTAATTCAGAAATCACCTGCTGCAGAGCTGGCTATGCGATTGTTGACAATGCTTGTATCATTTGCAAGTTGTAGGTCTTCAAGCTTACAGTTTACAATTGCTGGTGTAAAAATTTTTCGTGATGGGTTTTTGAAATCTCTTGACAAGTCCAAACCAACTATTACTGATATTTTTGATTTGGCAGGCGAAATAGCACAGTATTTTACACGTATAGGTTATTTATGTTTTAAGCATAAGTCTTTTCGCCCGTTGCTATTTGATGACAATATTGCGTATGAGATGGCTAATTTGCACGTTTCCATAACTTCATCTTGGTCGTCTATACAAGACATGGCGTGGGAGTTAACTCCTTTTCCTGATGATGTCGTATTTAGATCGCGGGCAGCGGAGTTGATCACGTATTACAAGGAAGTCTATGCGTCTCTTTCTCGTGTTAACACTCACGAGGCAGTGATTATTCAACGCAAATGGCAGGAAATAGACGGCATGTTACAAACATTAACTAGACTCATGCTTTGTGGTGAATTGCGTAAAGCGCCATTTGGAGTGTTAATACATGGAGGATCATCTGTTGGTAAATCTACGTTCACTAGTATGGTGTCGACTGTTAGCATCATAGCTCAGGGTGGTGACCCAAGTGCAGAGATGCGTAAAGTAACAAATCCAAATGATGAGTTTTTCTCTAATTACACGTACGGAACAGAAGCCATCATTTTGGATGACATGTGCAATACTAAAACTGATTTCACAAAGAAATCACCTTTAGAAAAAATTATAGAGTACATTAACAATGTGCCAGCTTATCCTGTTATGGCCGATTTGTCGTCAAAGGGTAAAATACCTTTGTGTCCCAAAGCAGTCATTGTCACAACAAATGTTGATGGGTTGAACGCTAAAGTTTATTCTAATGAGCCAGTGTCGATATTGCGAAGATTTAACGTTTGGATAAATTTGCGTGTAAAACAAAAATTTGCTATAGATCCTGATGTTAACCCAGAGAATTACATGCTTGACAAGCATAAAGTCATTGCACATCAAGAGATGTTACGATCATGTGGAGCAAGCGAAGAAGACATTTTAATGCCCGATATTTGGGACATTCGCCTGTGGACTGTTAAATCAGGAAACCCAGATTCTATTGGGGGTACTGCGACTATTGTTAAAGTACCTGTATGTGCAGATAAGAACGGTGATGCAATGCCTGTCGATATAATTACAGCCTTAGACATTATTACGAAAATGTCCAAGCAACATTCGATTGAACAAGTAAATGTAGTTAAACAGATGAAAACCATTCCTGAATTTTTGAGCAAGAAGATGGCGTCTGAATATCCACATAAAGAGATTCACGATCCTCAGTTTGTTGATACTGAAAGTTACCGACGTCATTTTCATTGCATGTGTCAACACATGTCTAGATGGTCACTTGTGTCTAGTTGTGGTCCTTTAATGGCTTCTTTAAGTGATTATAGAAACATTGCATTAGGAGTTATTTCATGTTCACTGGCACCATTATCGTTACCATTTTTTGGATTATGGTCTGTAATTTCTGTTCATGTTTTGGTGAAATACAGATATTTTTTAAGAACGTACGACAATTATTTTAAATGGTGCACTAATGATGGTAAATACATTGTCGGTTCTATTTTGTCCATGAGTTTGATCTTTTGTCTTTTTATGAAACATTTTTGGGGAATGTTGAAAAAGCAAATTTCCCCACAAGGCAATTTGACACCTTTAAGTATGGAAGAGTTAGATCATAATGCACAGAAAAAGAATGTGTGGGTTAAACCGCATATATCAAAAGTTGTGGGTTTTCCTAATACGCATGTCTCAAAAGATTTGAAGGATAAGGTTAAAAGTAATGTCGTTTTAATTATTGCTGGAACTAAGTTTGTTAATGGTTTTTTTATTAAACAGAACTATTTTATAGTACCTCATCATTTTATGAAATTGATTGAGAAACAGAGTGACGAAGTTATTATTGTTAAATCTCAACCAAGTCAGTTTGATGGGCATGTTACAAACAACCATACACAGTCTTATTTTTACTCGAGATCTGCTTGGCGACACATTGAAGGCACCGATTTGTGCATATATTATGTTGCAAATAGCATGCCACGGAGAGAAGTGCTAGATTATTTTCCTACTATTGACATGTTGAGATCTCTTCCTGCTACACTCATTTACAGAAATAAAGAGTGTGAACTTAACGAAGACACAGCATATTTAAATTATGGTGAGCAAAACACAGGGCCAGAAGGGGCACAGTTCATGGGTCATTTGTATGATTTAGAAAATTGTGTGACTTTTAATGGTATGTGCACTAGTGTTTGGGTAAGTGACACTAAACCTGCTTTTATTGCGGGTTTTCATTTAGGAGGTATCACAGGAACTAGTAAAGGATGTAGCGGAGTTTTAACAAAGCGACAGGTGGATTACACTATAAATTTGATGAACAAAACTATATTTTCATCGGTTGATATTCCTTCTGAGGGAGAGTACGATACTACTTTTTCATCTCATTTTGCCGACGCTAGTTCACAAGACATTAGCAACGACATAGCACCAAAACATCCTGTTTGTTTTCTGCCCCCAGAATCTAATATACACTGTTTTGGATCTAATGGTGGAACTCATAAGTATAGAACTAAGGTCGAATACAGGAAGTTGGGCTTGGAATTTTTGAAAGAAAACGACATACCTGTTCAACATGGTAAACCAAACATGGACGGTCCTCCTAGTTGGTACCATTTTTCAAAAAATTTGACTGAGTTTGCCACTGAAAACCGCGGTCCACCTACTCACGTTTTGAATTGGGCCGTATTAGACTATATGCTCCCAATTAAACACGAGTTAAAGCGATTAGGCTTCGGAACACAACGCATAGTGTCACCATTGACTAACAAGGAAAACGTTAATGGCGTGCCAGGTGTTAGATTTTTGGATGCGCTTAAAATTTCTACAGCAGCTGGTTTTCCACTTAAAGGAAAAACATCATTGTATTTGCAGGGAGATGATGGTGAGCGTGATTTTAGCAACCCTGCCGTGTGGCAAGCTGTTCAC